ATGCAAGGTTGGCAACGTGGGAATCGTAAAGAGTGATCGCAGCACCGTCAATCGGGAGCGAATCCTGCTGCTGATAAGCACCGGACGAAACGATTGCCGGGGATACCGTAACAGATGCGGCGTTCGTGCCAGGAGTGACGTCGGTAACAACCGTGAATTGTTGGAGCTGACCGGTCGTTACCTTGCTGACGGGATTCACCGCATAGTCGTTGGCAACCGTGAAAATATCACCGGCGGCAAGTGCACCTGCGGTATCTGCGTTGAAGCCATCGACATACAAGGTTGAGGTATTTGCGACCGCACTGGAAGTGACATAGGTGTTGCCACCAGTACCTACAGCAGCAACATCCGAGCCCGTACAGACCAGGAGCGTGCTGGTATCGTCCTTGGCTGCACCGACAGTATGACGGGCGATATTCTGGTCCTCGTGGATCTTCATGCCTGCAAGAGTCGCGAGGTATCCTTCACCAACCATATCATCGACACGGTTCTGGAGGAACAGCCCCTTGAGGTTGTCAGCCAGTGACCAGTTCGCAGCCGGATCGAGAACGAGGCGCCTCGTGTCCCTGGGGACAGCGCCTTCGTCGAGTTTCTGCGCAGCGGCACCGAGAGCGGCGAATGACGCAGGGGTTATACCAGCGGTGCCAGCGGCATTGAACACATTCTGGTAAAGATTGGCGAGACTGATATCCACCTCGTTCGCCAAGACAATCGCGGCGGGAGTGATATACCGCTTACTGAAGTCCTCGATGGACAGAGTTTTGTCGGTCGAGCTGTAAGACATCGGGACCGACCTCCACTGATCGACATTAAACGTCACGTTGCCTTCAACGATGGTGTTCACGTTTCCGGTAACGTTAGCCTCCTTGACCACGGCGAACTTGACAGGTTTGCGGATCGTGACTGCACCGCCGGTCTTGGCAAGGAATTCTTTCTTGAATTCGCGGTGAACCAGATTGCCGAATACCATGTGGTTACGAAGCTGGATCAGCGTCTCTTTCGCGACCAAAGATGGAGTAATATATGTTCCCATGATTTTCCTACCTTACGTTTTTAATGGATGTTTCTTTCGATGTGCGTCATATTCTTTAAACGACATATCAGCTTCTGCTTTTCTGCTTGCACTCTTGCCGCCATTCAGCGTATCAATGGGCTCAGGTGTGTTGGTCAGCTTCTTTTTTGAAGCCGGGTTATCATCAGTGGCATCGCTTTCATTATCGGGATCAGGGTCAGCCTTCGACCCGCCTTCGGCCTTGATTTCAGCTTGGATTGTTGCCTGGATCATGCCGATTTCAATCCCCATGGCTTTGTCACTTAATGCCGCGATTCTCGCAGACTCATCAGGATTATTCCCGAGATGGTACGCAATCTCGGCAGCAATTGGCGATTCGATTACCGTGTCATACAGAGGTGCGGACATTTTTGCCTTGGCAACTTCGTCAAAGTCATCATGCCGGGCTCTCGCGGCGTCGAACTGTTCTGCTACTTTCGCCTCTTTCTCTTGCTTGGCAGTAAGTCGCTGTGCTGCATGTTTATCAGCATCTGCCTTGTCATCCTTGGCCTGCAATTCTGCGCGGAGTTTATCGACCTCGGCTTTTGCTTTTTTGTCAGCCCTCCAATCAACCTTCGCTTCCTGGAAGTCATCAAAGTTGTCGAAGTCTTCTTCTTTCGGCTCAGGAGGTTCGGCTTCAACTTTAACCTTTTCCTGAGTCACGCCCTCAGCGTTGTCCCTGTTGAGAACGTCATTGCGCCACTTGTCAAGTTCAGCCTGAACAAATTCGAGTTGTTTAGTTGTAAACTCGGTCTGGTCAACGGCATTCTTGGCAACTCTCTCAGCGTCCTTCTGCTTCTTGACTGCTTTGTCAATGCGTTTCTGGACGCCTACTGGTGTTTTGTCCTTCGCCGGTTCTGCATCGTCATCCTTGGCATCATCATCACCATCATCGGTCTTCTGGTCATCAGCCTTGGAGTCGTCTGCATCTCCGTGTTTGTCGCGTTCGCCTGAAGCTGCATCAAAATCATCATCAGCATCTTTTGATTTGTCTTCAACTTTTGTTGACTCATCTGACTTCGCTGCATCAGCGTCGTTGTTTTCACTGTCGTTGGTCAGCGATTTAACGTCAGGAGGTGTATCGAAGGTCACTGATTCGTCAGTCACCAAGTGGCCTGCATCCTCTGTCGTCGATTCGTCTGTTCTTGAGTCTTGCATTTTCGATTCCTTTCAAAAGCCTGGTGATAAGTCGCCAGTAACATGCTCGGCGTGCCGCACCGATACGGTTTACGCTGGTACTGCTTCTTGATTCGCAGGCATGAGTTCGCCTGTTTTAAGTCTCAGCTCTACTTCTTTGGTGTCAAGTTCGATTTCGTTTATCTTTAACTGCACCTGCTCCTGAGCGAGTTTTGTTTCCTCTTGCTTTACTTTCAATTCGGCAACAGAAACCTTGGCTTGGTCCTCAGACTGCTTCGTCTGCATCTCCATTTGTTGTGCCTGAATAGCTGCCTGCTGCTCCGGTGTCGGACCCTGTTGCTGTTCATCCTCCTGCCCCGGCTTGGCGTTCCTGATTTCAGGTGGTATCAATGCCTTGACTCGTGCGGCCATCACATCAGAATTCTTCCAGTCAAAGTTCTCAAGCCACAGATCGCCAAAGACGGTCATCATGTCTGGATTGGCATTGATAATGGTCATCATGGCTTCGGCGGCTTCCAAGCGCAGCGTGTTATACCCCGGACCTACCGAGACTACGACATCCATCTTGCCAACGCTCATATCGTTCATGATGCTTTCAATGGCTTCAGTCTGGCCATCAGGAGTCTCCATCACTGGCTCATTCAGCGTGATAACACTATCCTTGCCGTCTTCACCGACGATTCTCACAACCCTCGTTGAGTCATAGACTCTCGGGATCATGTCAACCATCACGCGACCAAGATGGGTCATCGCTCTGGCGAGATTGTCTATGTAGCCAAATACTGAGTTATCGCCTTCCTTCTGACGGGCGAGAATAGCGCGACCTGATGTTGCGTTGGTCTTCTGCCCGAGATTGTCACCGTACATGCCAATGGTGTCTTTGATTTCCTGTGCGGCAATCGCAGATTCCTTTGTGATGCCTTCACCAACCTGCGGTGGCGCCTCTCTCGTCGGTTTCAGCTGCGGATTTTTCGGATCGACATTATAATAAAGCACCGACCGCTGTTCAGTATTGGCGTCATGCCACTGCTGCTCATATCCCTTCGTCATCGCCTTTGTTGCGATATACGGGGCTTTCGGCGCGAGTGCCAGCATCTCAGCGGCAGTGGTGCGCCAATAATTATACATCCGCTGCGCATCCTTCGCGAATCTCACGATGCCACGGAAATCGTACACGCCATCGAGATTGTTGTACTCTCCCCAGATCGGGATCAGCGTGATGTATTTCGATGGTATCTCTGTCGGGCCTTCGAGGATGTCGCCACCAGACAGCTTCATCCAGTAAACCTTCTTTGCCGTTACTTGGCGCTTCATGCGCGGCTTCACTGCTTTCCCGGTCTCTGGGTCTATAGGCAGCTCCCGAACGACCGTACCATCCACATCATCAAGCTGGTAAATCGTGTATTTATCCTTTACGCGGTAGTAATACTCAAGGATAGTGGTGGTCTTGCCTTTGTCGTCGTTGTAGTAATAATTCCCCTCATTCGCGGGAATATCACTCACGGCCTTACCGGGGAACATATCTTCGTAATCACTGATGAACATCGTGTCCTTGTAGAACGCGAATTCACAGGTGTCCTCGGGGTTGAATGGGTCCATCATCGGATCGAAATAGCAAGCAAACGGGTTCTGAACCGGCTTGATAACTAACTCTTGGTCGAACGAATCATCACCGACATACCTGGTGTTGAGACGAATAGCGCCGCGTCCGCAGGTGGCAGTGTTCTTGATCCCTGTGTCATATGCGATGTCAGCGCGGCTCTGGTTTTCTACATTCTTGATAATGCCGTTGTATGTTTCGGCCTTCTTTGGATCACCGGCATCATCGACAGCATACACCTTGATTGCAGGCCGATTCTTGCGCTGGTCATTCACAACCTGGCTGATGAATTTTGCAAGTTGATTCATGACCAATACAGGGCGCCGAGCAGCGGTACGCTCTTCGAGAACGTCTGATGGCCACTGGTCTCCGTTGGCAAACCGAAGATCGTTCATCGCCTTCTCGCGGTTATCTCTGTCATAATCGACAGTATCTTGCCACCGGTCCTTGGCTATCTGAAAATTCTCAGGAGTTGCCTGGTCGCTTGGCTGTGAACTATTCATTATTGGCTTACCCTCGCGGTTTTCTGCAATACCTCGCAGTTGCCGTCAGTGTAGTTTCCGGTTTCAAACCCAACTCTGAACCACGCATGACCGACATTAGAATGGTCAGTGACTGCGGTAGTGCCGGCGATTGACTTCGTTTCAATGGTTGTCCATCGTGTATCAGCATCATTCGGACGGGCTGGATCGAAAGTATCCAAGAGCCACTGCACTGAGAGAATTCCACTGAGTGCGCCACCGCTAACTGTCACGTTGTCGATATCAAGAACGTCATTGACGGCTCCGTTATTCTGGAACACGAGATAGACGGTGGAGGCAGTCTTCGACTTGAATGTGTCGGCATACGTCGCGGCAGAGCCGATGCTGACAGCCGCAAGCACGTCACCGGCATATACAGCTCCGGCGACCGGGACTGTCGTCCCGATGGCAAACTTGGCATTTGCGAGCGCAGGAACGTCGGTGGCAGCCACATCGAGGGAATAATCATACAGCGCACCAGGAACAACCGTGATTGCCTGATAAGAATTGCAGAACAGCGGTGTAGCAGCAGGTTGCGTCAACCTCATCACGTTTGATGCCGCCGTGATCGTGCCGTACACATTGGCGGTGCCATTCTGGCCGGCCCACCCAGTGATGTTCCCGGTGAAAGTACCGTTCGTCACAAGGGCAGTACTCTCGGGCCCCACTGATTTCGCTTGAAACATGAAAACTTCGCCTGGCCCCACCATCTGAGGTTCGGTAAACTTATTCTCCGCAGTCAATACTTTTCTAAGAACGTCACTCCGGTTCATAATCCTTCTCCTGCTATGAGATAATCTTGTTTGTCTTGGCTGGAGTCGCCGTTATGGACGACACCGTAACTCTTTGTACGCATGGCACATGAGCTTATATTCTTGGCAAAAGAAAAGACGGCACAGTGAAGTAGTGGCTCCACTATGCCGTCAATTCTTTTTCTTTTCAGAAGTGTCGGGGGATCAACCCGCACACCGCCAATATTTTTTATTCCATTTTAAGCGCCCATCCATCCACCTTCTGATTGACCACTAAAGCTCTGGCTACCCATCCTCCCGGTGAGAATGGGCGGTCCCGCAAGCTCCATTGATTCCATCTTGTAATACAGTGCCATCGTTTGAAATCCATCTGCGTAATGGCTGGCCCAGTCGTGCACCGCAGTCTTTGAGAACACCTTCATTTCTTCATTCCACCGTCTCCGGTACATCCCGAGTGCCGATATCCCTACGTCACACCCTTTTTCGTCGAACCACAATCTCGGGAACAACTGTCTCGATGCCTCAGTGGCAATCGTCTTATCAATAGGTCTGTTCACAATCTCGACTTCAAACCCGAATTCTGACAGGCTTACAGCCAGTGATTCAGCGGTATTATTGAGCATACGTCTGTTTGCGCCATCATGCGGCAGTACATGTACCCCGAAAGTCACTCCGTTTTGCACCCGCCATGTATTCAATTCGTTGACATAATGTACGAGACCTTCACCACTTGCGCTGTATACTCCCAATGCGTGTAATTCAGTCCCAATTTCCTGCACAAGCCAGATTGTCGTAAGATCGTTCACCCCGATATCCCAGAATGTATTCACGACTGAGTTGCAATCAGGCGCCACCTTCGTGATTCTGTCATTCGCCCTAGCATTTCTCAATTCATTTGCGAAAATTGCACCGTGGACCGCGGAATCAAAATCGCAGTAATATTCCTGATTTATCGTCTCTTCAGACTTCCCCTCTTCCCTTTCACGCTGAATCATTTCTTTTGATATCGTACCGCCCATTGCGAAAGTGTCTTTAACAGTCTGCTTCGTACACCACCATAACGGGTTGCTCTTCGCCATATTGTACAACTGATACCCATGATTATGACCAAATGGGGTATTATGGCTTATAAAGCCGTTTGAGAAGAACGAATGAGTGTCTGGTATAACAAAATCGCACACATCACTTATACCATGTTCAATCGACACTATTTTATCGTAGTAATAACAATCATGTATGACGTTACTTACCACTATATTCGATTTCTTTAGTGCTATTTCCCTTAATTTTCTATATGTTACAAAATTATGCCTTTTTATATCTGGCATATTGATCCCAACTGCAACCTCGTCTCTAACTTCGTCGCTCGTCCATTGGTAGCAATCTCCATACCAATCTCTATTTGATTCTCTCAGGTGCTTCGCTCTTTTTTGTTTGCGTGACAGATAAAAACCTATACGCTGATAATAGATCCATGCGCTATAACCAACTATTTCAAGCACGAATACGGTTGAATGCACCTTCACTTTTTTCGTTGGCCTCACATCCATAGTTCTTTTTTGTGAAACGATACCGTAGTTTAATAATAGTACCTGAATATCTTCCATTAATTTTTCTGATACTGAGGCACAAGATACTCCGCCTCTTTTGGATGCACACCCATCTCCATCAAAATATCCCCGCAAGAATGCGGATACGTGCGATTCAGGCATACCAAGCAACATCTCTGGGATATCTTTGTTATGAGCACCCTGTTTCAGACCAAACCACTTGAAAAATTCCACCATTTGCTTGCTGCAATAAATATAATGAAACTCGTCATATTTTTTGAATCCGAAATTAATCAACCTTTTGTGGAGCTTTTTATCATACTTCGTCGTTATTGTTATAGCACCGTCATCCCGCATTGACCCTTCCGCCAACCACAATCCCATGATATAACACAATTTCTTATCAGCAGTAATTTTGAGATCGGGCCTTCTATTGCATTGCGTCAATTTTGACGGTATATCATCCCCCCACTGCATCTGTCCGCGCTGAATAGGCATCCTGTCACCAACTACCCATTCCTCTGCTTTTCTCCACTCATTCCCCGTCCATGTTGGATGGTTTGGTGTGCTAGTCAGTTTATAGCCACTCCCCGTTGTAATCGTAACAACGTTGCGCTGTTTTGCCTTATAGAACTGCTCTGCATTATGTAAACCGCCAAGACCATATATATTCATATCCAGTGCAGTGAATCCTTCTTTTGCGTCAGGGCAGATACTCCCAATTCTTTTCATGCCGTTCTCGGTCAGAACAATGGTGCCAGGAGCAACGCAGTAATTGAAAATTGCCCACCCTCCATTTTCCAACAAAATCGGACTGATTACTGTTTCCCAAGCCATCGGGTTCTGCTGGCTATACTCAGAGAAAACAACTCCTATCGGGTTCTGGCCACGCATTGAATTGTAATTATCGCTACCCAAAAGTTGTAAAACGGATCCATTAATTGCCTTAATCTGCATATCGGCCTTGTTCGTACTCGCCCTCAGCTCTTCCGGGAAGTGGCCCATAAACGCAAACCCGTCTCCATCGATGCCGTCCCAGATCGTTCTCTTCACTTCCGTAAACGCCGGCATGATGTACCAGTAAGTCCCGACGCGCTTAAACATCTCCTTAATCATCACATTCAGACAAGTTTTATCTTTACCAGCCCTACGGTGGATAACGCTCACAATCCGGTCGTAGCCGTCAGCAATCGCATTGTAGAGCCCACATTGATACGGTCTCGGCGTGAACTTGTACGGCAGAATGATCTTTTGACGATTTTGGTCCAAATTATTTCCCCTAGTTCGGCGCCGGTCTCTCTGGATGCTTCACCGGCACATCAATCGGCCAGTTGTATCTTATTTCTTTTTGACGGGGCAGGGCGCACCATTCTGTTGCCGCTTACCCTTGCTATGTGTGCTTTTTTGATAGCTGTCCTTATGCGGGCCAGTCCCATCTCTTTTACCTTTTGTTGTTCTTCCCATCTCAAGCCTCCTCGAATGATACACGTTCGGCATGCTCTGCTTTCTTGCCGATGTTAAATTCGCTTACAGGTCTGTAGTACCCCATAACCCGTGTCCAGACCTCGCATGGTTGACGTTCCTCATCCTGAATCGTGATAGTCCTATTCCCCACAAGCTCTTGTACCATTTATTACTCCTTTTTGCCCGGTATTGTGGATACCTACTACAACGTAAGGAACCCGTTTTCCAACTTAATGAAGTGAAGTAATCCCTCAGTATTCAAATTACCAACGCACCATCTTTCAAGTTCCAAATAAATTTCCCATCCAGGCACAAAACACGGATATAGCTCATTCCATTTAAGCCCAACCATGTCATCCCCGTTGACCCCGATCATCACTTGCCACCTTGTTCATAAGCAAGTACATTTTGTCGCATATAATAACCACAATTGACGACAAGCTTGTTGCTATTTTGGTGGATAGAAATACCCACACTTGTTAATAAGTATTGATGTTTAAGTTCGGCAATAGCTGTATATCATCAAGTGAGAATTCGTTGCAACCCCCGTTTGCATCTTTCTCTTCATTCACGACTCACCACTCCACTCCACTATAAAAATAGCCACAATCATGTTTATAATCCACCACACACCTGAAAGGTGCCCCCCCCCGTCACTCCACTGCCTCTGGTCTTTTCGACATGCTTCCGTTAATTGAAACGCCTCAATCACAACTGGTTTCTTGCGGTACTTTGCCATCGTCTTTGCCCTCAAAAGGTGGTAATGCCCCCAGATTTGGTCTCTGGATATTATAGGGACTTATTGATATAAGCACCCCCGATCTCACACAAAAATTTTACCTGCCCCCCCCCTCTTTATCCATGCTATCTTGCCCTTATCCGCTTCCCCTGTGTCCACCTGTTTAGCGGGCTTGGCCCCGAAGCGGTCGTGAATGGTCACATCTACATTGCCGGTGAGCTTGGTGTCAACAGTGCTCTTGTCCTGCCACCCTGCCAGGTTCTTAAGCGCGAACTGGGCGAACGTGGGGTTATATGCGCCACTTAGGGCATTGGTGGTTATGTGACGAGCTACAAGATCACGAGCGCGTGCATAAGCTGCCCGGAAATCCGGATGAACCTCAGTCCATGACATAAGTGTGTCATTGCTTACACCGATGTGCTGCTCAAAGTCTACAAGGAACTTGGGCGGTGCCGGGACCGGTTTCTTCTCTTTGGTAATCTTGGTGCTGCCGCCTCGTTCTGTTTCCCTGGTGATCTCTTCCATGATGAAGGCTGGGAAGGTAAAGAAGTCTTCAATCATCTTGCAATACTTCGGGTCATACTTTGATGGTCGACCTACGGATTTTTTATCATCCTGAGCGGTAGTAGTGAGCTTATCAGAAGCGGAAGAAGATTTCATAACTAACAACACCTATTTCTGTAGTATAAGTAATATTACTATCGCGGGCACGCACGTGAGGGAGTGGCATTTCGGTGTGCGAGAATCGCGGCATTTTGGACGGATGAAGTGACGATAGATTGGTCATGAGCTTCGCGGGCTATTTTGCGAAGTGTGCAGGGACAGAGGTTCGTGGTGCGGATGCGGGTATCATTGGCCTTATCGGTTGGGGTTGGCCCAGGTTCGAGGTTGTAGACGCGACCAGTACCGTTGCACATCGGGCAGTTGCGGCGAGGTTTGGCTGGTGCGAGTTCTTCGTCGTGTACATTCTCATGTAGGCTGATGAGAAATTCTTGGGTGCCTATCATTGGATTGCACCTATTGGGATGATGTGACCTCTAAAACGTCGATTGCTCCGCGACATGGCGCGTTGTGTGGCCTGTAGGGTGCGGTTGACGGTGAGCAGGAGAGCGTTAATCTGGTAGGGCGTAAAAGCTGGATGTTCACGGATGATGCCTGTGGCGATTTGTGATGCGGTGAGTTTCCCATTACAACGTGACATAGTAAATCCCCTTTACACGCTCTCGCTCTGGGCTGGTAGTAATACCGTGCGGGTTTTCCCTGCCCTTACCCATATAATAAACACAAAATAGCGAATTATTTCGAGTTTGGGGACATTTATTTTTAGGTGGCTTTGTAAGGTGGTGTTAATGCAGCGGATGAAGATTTCCCTTGACACGGTGTTTATTGCATGTTATAATCTACGTTATATCGTAGTAGCGGGACCTAAACAATAACATGGAGGGTTATCATCATGTGGAACAAACCGACAGGGAAGCAACTTGCAAAGCTACCAGAATTCTATACCACAGAGGAAACACCCGCAGAAGAGAAGACAATCAAAATGCATTTTTTCATCGGTGGCTCTGACTGGTACGTTGCCGAGTATGACGGTGATGATACGTTCTTCGGCTTTGTCATTCTAAACAGTGATTATCAAATGGCAGAATGGGGATATTTCAGCCTGTTTGAGCTTGACCGGGCCAAAGACAGAACCGGAATCGAGATCGACATAGACTTATATTGGCAGCTGGTGAAGTTCTCGGAGATCGTCACAATCAAAAAACACATCCTTCAAACAGTATAGCAAGGTCGAAAGGGGGAC